TCCTGCTATTTACATTAAGACTATTATTGATAAAATGTTTTCTGAAGCTGGTTATAGCTATCAGTCTAATTTCTTTAATAGTGAAATGTTTAAGCATTTAATATTACCTTATTCAGGCGCATCCACATTAAAGATAACAGCTGAGCAAGTTAGGGAACGAACAATGCGAGCAAGTAAGGTATCAACTGTTAGTGTATTAAATGATTTAGTTGCACCTTTAAATAGTAATGTAACTTTCACTGATAAAACAACTGCACCTAATTTTGATGGTGGCAATAATTGGTTTGATATAAATGGCGGTGTTAACTATCAAACATTTGTAGTACCCAAGTCAGGCACTTACACAATAACAGCATTTATAAAAGCTAACATAACACATCAACCAAGTACAGCAACTGCAGAATTAACTCAATCACGTAGGCATGTAGGTCAAATGGGAGTATTTAAAAACACTACTCAAATGATTGCTGGTCGTAACTGTTGGATGAAAGCATTACCTGCAAACGCTAACATAGATGATTCGTTTATGTTTACAGCTGGTAACATAACAACATTAACAAGTGGTGCAACAAGTTTAGATTCCGAAGGTACTTTTTCAATTACTTTATTTTTAAACCAAAATGATATATTACAATTTAAGTATGTAGAAAGTACATTAGGATATAACTTAAGTCAACAAGGTAGTACGCTTGTAGATTCAATTTATAAAAGCGGTGGAACTTACCAAACTCACAATACTACTTCAAACTTTAAGATGAACTTTTTAGCTGATAGTTACTTTGCGGTGGCATTAGCAGATACTAACTTACAGGAGGGTGACGACTTAGAATTAAATACAGTATTACCTGACAAAGTATTGCAAAGTGATTTTTTCAACTCAATAGTTAAGATGTTTAATTTGTTCGTTGAAATAGACAAAACGAATGCGAATAACTTAATCATTGAACCGAGACCGACTTTTTATAGTAGCGGTGTTACAAGGGACTGGTCGCAAAAACTTGACTACTCAAAGGAAACAAAGATAATACCGATGGGTGAGTTAAATAATAAAACTTACTTGTTTACTTACAAGTCAGACAAAGATTATTTTAACAACCTTTACGAAACAAGGTATAACGAAATTTACGGACAGCAACAATACGATATACAAAACGATTTCTTAAAAGGCGAAGTAAAGAATGAAGTTATATTTAGTCCGACACCTTTGGTTAACACAATAGGGCATGATAGAGTAATATCTAAAATTTATGGAGTTGATACTAACGGGCAAATAAAACCAACGAACTCAAATATCAGAATATTATATTATGGCGGTTTAAAAAATACAGCTTTTCAATGGTCGCATATTGCAAGTAGTGGAACAACGCTAAGGACCAACTATGCTTATGCTGGACATTTAGATGATGTTGAAACACCTACATTTGATTTATCATTTGGAGTTCCACGTGAAGTTAATTACAACCCAACAAGGTACACAGCTAACAACCTTTATAATAAATATTGGAGGGATTACATAGAACAGATTGCAGACAAAGATTCTAAACTCTTTGTAGGTTATTTTTACTTAAATGAGTTTGATGTTCAAAGTTTAGATTTTAGGGATTCATTCTTTTTTGAAAACGAAGTTTGGAGACTTAATAAGATAATTGATTACGATAGAATAAACAACCAAACTACTAAATGTGAGTTTATAAAACTTAAAACATTGCCACCTTACGAAGATGACAACGGAATAGATATAAACGGAGGTTATGAAGAAATAGACGGAATAAACATCGCGCCAACTTCAAGAATAGGCACTACTTATAATAATAACCAAGTAGCAGACGGTGCTTTGGTAAGTGGATTTAATAACTTAGTTAGTTCGGGCAAAGGGGTAATTGTAACAGGAAACGATAACATAGTTGGAGACGGTGCAAGTAATATATCAATAACAAGTTCAACGGGCGTAACTGTATTACCTGGTATTTCAAATGTATCTGTAACCAATAGTAGCGGAATAACAATAAGCGAATCGAATATAAGTTATAATAATGGAATAAAGACTTATAACAATATAGCTTATAAAAAGTATATAGCTTTATTGAATCAAACAGGAACGAACGCACCTACTATTACAGAATTAGAAACAACAATGAGTTCGGGAATAACAACAAGTTATGATTCCGTTGGAGTTTACAAGTTAATATCAAATGGCGAGTTTACAATAGGCAAAACTATTGTTTTAACAACACCAACAAGAAGCGATGCTTACATAGCGATAGTTCAAAACACATCGAGTGAACTTTATATAAACACAAAAGATATTACAAGCGATACGCCTTTCATCCCGAATGCAAATGATTTATTAGATAACACACCAATAGAAATTAGAGTTTACTCATAAAAGGTACTTATTACAAATGGCAAAAGAAGTAATTGAAATAGACGTTAAAACCAATATAAGTGGTGCAAAATCATTATCTGATTTAAAAAGTGAATTTAAAGAGCTTCAAAAAGAATTATCAGGCTTAGAGCAAGGTTCGGAGCAGTATATTCAAACACTTAGAAGATTAGGCGAAGTAAAAGATGACATTGGAGATTTACGTTCTGAAATCGAAGGCTTCGCTGGTGCTGATAAAAAATTTGCAGCAATAGGCAATGTTGTTGGTGGGTTAACAAATGGATTTCAAGCTGCTCAAGGTGCTGCTGCTTTATTTGGAGCTGATAATGAAGTCCTAAACGAAACTATGGTTAAGCTACAAGCTACAATGGCTTTAACTCAAGGTATTCAGGGACTTGCTGGAATGGGCGATAGCTTAAAGGTTGTAAGTAGCTTATTAAAGTCAACAACCTTAGGAACTCAAGCAATGGCTGTTGCACAAAGAATATTAAATGCTGTAATGTCTGCAAATCCAATAGGTTTATTGATAGCAGGTATAACAGCTTTAATAGGTGTGATTGCTTTGTTTGTTAATGCAATGGAGGATGAAGATGAAGCACAAAAACAAGTAATTGCCAACAGAGAAAGGGAGCTTGAAGTAATGCAGTCTCAAGACGAAGCATTAAGAAAACAAGCTGAATTTAGAAAACAATTAGCGGCTGCTCAAGGTAAAAGTGCTAAAGAATTATTAGATATAGAAAAAATAGATGGTGATGCACGTAAAAAAAGAATAGAACAGGAAATTGCAACTATTACAAAAAATATTAATGATAGAAATAAATTACTTGCAAATGCAGATAGTGATCAGTTTAAAAAAATACAAGAAAGTAACGAAAAGGATGTAAAATTAAGGAAGTCATTATATGATGAAAGAATAAAAATTGATCAGGATTATATTTTGAATAAAACAAAATTAGATAATGAAACCGATAAAAAGGAAAAAGAAAATATACAAAAGTCAATTGATAACTCAAAATTCTTATATCAAAAATTACAAGATTTACTTGCTCAAAATATAGCTATTACAGAAGAAAAAGAAATTAGGATATTAGAATTATCTTACCAAAGAGAAAGAGATGAATTAAAATCAAAAGGCGCAAATAATGAATTATTAAAACAATTAGATATAAAATATTTAAATGAAAAAAAGCTAATTGAAGAAAAATATAGAAAAGAAAGTTTAGATGAAAGTAAAGCATTAATTGCAAGAGATAATGAAATAAACAAAGAGTTAGAAGAAGAACGAAAGAAAAAACAAGAGGAAGCTGACAAATTAGAAGATGAAAGAATAGAAGCTGAAATACAAGCTGAACAAAAAGGATTAGATAAACAAAAAGCGGCAAGGTTAAAAGCAGTTGAGGATTATAAAAAAGGTGAAGAGCAAAAAGTAGAATTAACAAAACAAGGATTAACAGCAATAAGTAGTTTAGCGGATGCATTTGCTGGTGAAGATGAAGCAAGTCAAAAAAGAGCATTTGAAGTAAAAAAGGCAGCAGGTATTGCGTTAGCTACAATTGAAACATATCAGTCAGCGTCAAGTGCCTATGCAAGTCAAATGGCAATAACAACACCTGATGCACCAATAAGAGCAGCAGTAGCAGCAGGTATAGCAATAGCGACTGGAGTTGCAAGAATAGCAACAATTGCTAAAACACAATTCAAGTCAAGTGCAACACCATCAACAGGTGGCGGTGGTTCGAACTTAGGAACTTTCTCACAAGGTGGCGGAGCACAAGCTCCAGGATTAACAGCTCAAAATAATGTTACACAATTAAATCCCGATGGTAGTGTAGCTGGTCAAGGGAATAGAGAAATGCAACCAATGAAAGCGTATGTAGTAGAAAGTGAAAGTAGAGCAGTAACGGATAGAGTAAATAAATTAAGTAACCAATCAAAAATAGGATAAATGGAATTACCAGTTTACAAATTAGTAATAGATGAAAGCGATGAACTTGGAGTTGAATACATCGCATTAGTTGACAAACCAGCCATAGAGAAAAACTGGTTTGCGTTTATGGATGAATCAGAAAAACAATTTAAATTTTATGCTGACAAAGAAAAAAGACTGATTAGCGGTGCGCTCATGATTTCAGATTTACCCATCTATCGTAAAGACGAAATGGGCGAGTACTATGTAGTATTTGACAAAGAGCAAATTGAAAAGATTGCACAACGATTTTTCAAAAAAGGTTATACTCATAACGTAAACATGATGCATGATAGTGAAAGACAAGTTAATGGTGTTTACATGGTTGAATCTTTTATCATTGATAAAACACGTGGAATAAGAACACCTGAAGGCTACCCAACATTAACAGAGGGTTCATGGTTCGGTACGTTTAAAGTAGATAACAATGAGGTTTGGAATGACTTTGTAAAGACGGGAGTGTTCAAAGGATTTTCAGTTGAGGGTGCATTTGCACATCGTAAACTACAAAATGTAGAACAAAGCGAAGTAGAAAAAATAGCAGATCGTATTCAGTCATTAAGAGAAAAAATAAAAAAAATATTATAATAAGGTACTTAATTAAAAAGCAAACAAAATGGAAAACAAAAAGCAATCATTTAAAGAAGTGTTTTCAGATATGAAAGACTTGTTTAAGGATATTTTCAAAGATGAAATCGCAAATCAAAAGTTTGCAGATTACAAAGCAAAAGACGGTAGCATATTAAGAACAGATACAGAAGAAATTGCTGTAGGTTCAAAATTGCAAGTTATAACACCCGATGGCGTTATGGATGTGCCAGCAGAGGTTACTGAAATGGTTATCATGGTAAATGAAATGCCAATGAAGATTTACATTGAAAACGGAATTGTAAAAGGCATCGAACCTGAAGAAGTTGAAGAAGCTCCAGTAATGGAAGAAATGTCATCTAATAATAATCAAGAGTTTGAAGCAAAGTTTGCTGAATTAAACGAGCGTTTATCAAAATTAGAAGCTGCATTAGGTTTAGCAAATCAATCATTAGAAGCTGCAAACACAACTATCAATACACAAAACGATTTAAACAAAAAGTTGTTTAGTTTAATTGAAAAGGTTGCAGACGCTCCAAGTGTTGCACCATTAAGCGAAGCAAGAAATAACACGAAGAAACAATTAACAAGTTTAGAAGAATTTAGAAAAAAAGTATATAATTATTAACAATAAAAACAAAAAACAAAAATCATGGCATTTTCATTTGATTCAATGACAGCTTATGTTGAAGAAAACAGAGCTGACCTCATCACCAAAGCAATTTTAGGTGGTGTAACCTTAGGAAAAGGTGTAGACATTCGTACAGGAATTAAGTCTACAGAAAAAATCCCTGTATTAGAAAGTACAGTACCATTCCAAGCGGAAGCGTGTAGCTTCACAACTTCAGGAACTACAACTTTCAGTCAAGTATCAATCGCAACTGTAGGTATTAATTTTGCAGAGCAGTTTTGTTTAAAAGACTTAAACACTTACTACACTCAAAAGTATTTACCAGCAGGTGCAAACAATGACTCTTTATCTATTGCACAAAACATTATCGACAGAAAATTAGCACAAGTTGCTAAGAATGTTGAGCAAATGATTTGGCAAGGTAAAACAACTTACACTAATTCAACTGTATTAAAGCAGATGAATGGTTGGTTATCTACAATTGATACTGCTGGAACAGCAGTTGCTGCAACAGCATCTACTTTAAATTCAACAAATGTATTAACTATATTTGATGATGTTTATGCAAAAGTACCAGCTGCTGCAATTGCAAATGAGCCAATCGTTGCATTTTGTGGTTATGATACTTTCAGAATTTTAGCTGCTAAGATCACGTCAACTTTTGGTATCTACGGTTCACAGTACACAACTGATAATGTTTGGAACAATTGGGAATTAATGTACCCAGGAACAAACATGAAAGTTATTGCAGTACCAGGTATGAATAACGATAACGCAGTTGATACTGGTTCATTACCAACAGCGGTAAGAAATCGTATCATTGCTACTTATGCATCTAATTTAGTATTCGGTACTGACTTACAATCAGACTTAGAAAATATCGAAGCATGGTATTCAAAAGACGATAGAGTTTGGAGATTGTTTGGTGCATTTAGAGCAGGTGTTGCTGTAAAATTCATCGATCACGTAGTACAATACACTAACGCTTAATTATTAACTAAGGGAGTGTAACAACTCCCTTTTAAAATTTAAAAATATGCCCTGTGCAATTATAGAGTCAATAACATTAGATTGCCGCCAAGGTAGCGGCGGTATAAAGAAATTATACTTAACTGAATTTGCAAATGTTTCAGCTGTCACTCAATCAAGTGGAACTGTTACTGCTATCACTATGGCATCAGGAAAAAAGTTTTGGACTGTAGAACTTGAACTTGAAGACGGACAATTTACCGAAGATGCAACTGTATCTGTAGAGAATGGCACTACATTCTATGCTCAAACAGTTACATTTAGCGTTTATAAAATGACTGCTAAGAATCGTAATATTGTTCGTTTATTAACTCAAAATAGATTAATGGTTATTGTTCAGGATGCTGATGACGTATATCATTTAGCAGGTGAAACAAGAGCTATGCATCTTACAGCTTCAGCATCAACAACTGGAAAAGCAAGTGGTGATAAAAATGGTTATAACATTACTTTAACAGGAAAAGAGCCTTTGCCTGCTAATAAAGTAAATTCAGGTATTATAGCAGGTTTGCTATAATTAAAACAATAGTTAATTAAGAGCCGACCTGTAAGTCGGCTTTTTTTATTTTATTTTATTAAATTTGGTACTTAAATACAAATGCAAATAATAAATAAAGGCACTAACAATATTTTAGTATTTACTTTAGGCGAGAAAGTAACATTGAGTAATCCTTATTATTTATTCTCATTTAAACATCAAGTAGAACTTAATCCTATTAACTTTATAGTTGCAGATAGTTCTGTTTATCCTGATAGATATAATAAGTTTTTAATTACAGAAACAACTGGAGTTACAAACTTAACAAGCGGTGTAGTTAGTTTAGCAGAAACAGGATTTTATGAATATACTATTTATGAGCAAACAAGTTCAAGTAATTTGAATCCAAGTTTAGCGACTGGTGTTTTAGAGATAGGAATGGTAAAAGTAAATAGCGACAAACCTGTTTACACCGAATACGACAATGAGCCAAAAACAATAATCACGTATGGACAATAGTAATTTATATGAAGTTATAAATCTTAAATTACAGGCGCACAAAACACCTGTATTTAAAGAAGAAAAATCAAAGGAGTGGATTATTTATGGAGCAGATAAAGAGGGCGGATATTACAATAATTATCCAGCTTACTTGCTTTATTTGTATAATAGAAGCTCTAAGCATAATGCTTTTATAAATGGTAAGGTGTTATACATTTGTGGTGCTGGTGTTGGCTTTGATTCGGAAGGATTAACGTTGCAGGATATTGCAATGGCAAATGACTTTTTAAATAAAGAGAATAGCAACTTTGATACATTAAAAGATATAGTTAAAAAATGTGTATTAGATAAAAAACTATTTGGCGGTTACTATTTAGAAATTATTTGGAATAAGGCAGGGACTTCATTTGAAACATTACATTTTCCTTACAACAATTTACGAAAGGCAAAAGATGCTGACGGATATTGGTATTCAAAAGACTGGTCTAAACAAAAGCAAAGCAAAGAAGAAACAGGTTTAGAATACATTGATTTATTTGATCCTGAAAAGCCAAGTGCGAGACAAATATTTGTATCAAAGGAATATAGACCTGACTTAGATGCTTACCCATTACCTGACTATGTAGCATCAACTGTTTATGCAGAAGTGGATGTTGAGTTATCTAATTACAGATTGAACGCAATTAAAAGTGGTTTTAATGCAGGTACTATTTTAAACTTTGCTAATGGCAGGCCAACGCAAGAGGAAAGAGAAACAATTGAAGCTAAACTAAAAGAAAAGTTTACATCAACTGATAGAGCAAATAGCTTACTAATCACATTTAGTCAAAGTGAAAACAGTAAACCTACTATTGAACATTTAACACCTCAAAATGTAGATGAACAATTGAATGGACTTAACGATCAAGTTATTCAAGAATTAATAATCGGGCATCACATTCCGAATCCAATGTTGGTTGGTATTAAAACAGCAGGTGAGTTAGGAACGAAAGATCAGATTAACGATAGTTATGAGTTATATAAAAACACATACATAATCCCTAACCAAAAAGAAATTGAAAGAGATTTTAATTACTTACTTAAATTAAAAGGATTTGCTAATCGTATTTATTTAAAAGAGTTAGATCCTATTGAAGAGCAGTTACCTATTGAAGAAAAAATAAAGGTAATGACTCAAAATGAAGTACGTGAAATGTAC